GAAGTGCATGCGCTGGACATTACGCCAGCCCTACGCGAAGCCGCACTGGAAGGCTTGCCGCTGTTCCAGCGCGACGCGGATGGTAAGCGCGGACAGATCAGCATTTTCCCCGACAAGCGCATGCAGATCAGTCTGTTTGAGAAGGCGGACCGTTCTACCTTCATGCACGAATCGGCGCACTTTTTCCTGGAGGTCATGCGCGACCTGGCCAGCCAGCCGGATGCGGACCCGCGCCTGACGCAGAACATGGCGGCGCTGCTGGAATGGTTCGGTGTGGAATCGGCTGATCAGATCACGACTGAGCATCACGAACAGTTCGCGCGCGGGTTTGAGAAGTACCTGGGTGAAGGCAAGGCACCGACGCCTGAACTGCAGTCCGCATTCTCCGCGTTCAAGGCGTGGATGATTTCGGTTTACAAGTCGCTGGTGTCGCTGAATGTGACGCTGACCGATGACGTGCGCGCGGTGTTCGACCGCATGCTGGCGAGTGATGCCGAGATTGAGGCAGCGCAGTCGCGCCAGAACATGCAGCCGATGGTGTCCAATGCCGAGGAGGCTTCGGCCATTGGCCTGACGGCCAAGCAGTTTGCGGACTATGAGGGCATGCTGGCGGCGGCAACTGAGGAAGCGACGGCGGAGGTTACGGCGGCGCTGATCAAGGCGCACGACCGGGCGCGCATGAAGTGGTGGAAGGAGGAGCTGGCAGCGGTAACAGCCGAGGTCATAGCCGAGTACGAGGCCGAACCTGTGAACCGCGCTGCGCGCGTCCTGCGCGGTGCTAAGACGCAGGCGGACGGGACGCCGTGGCCCGAGGGGCTGCAGGGCTTGAAGATCGCCAAGGGGCCGCTGGTGGAGCGCTACGGCGAGGCATATGCCAAGCGCCTGGCCGGCCTGTATAGCGTGAAGGGTGGCCAGCATCCGGACCTAGCGGCGGGCCTGCTGGGCTTCGCGTCCGGTGATGCGCTGGTCAAGGCGCTGGCGAACCGGGGCGACCTGGATGCGCGCGTGAAGGCCGAGGCAGCCGAGCGCATGCGCCTGCGGCACGGCGACCCGATGACGGACGGCACGCTGCCTGAGATGGCAATGGAGGCCGTGCATGGGGTCAAGCGTATCCGGCTGTTGGAAATGGAACTGCGGTTGCTGGCGGACCTGGCCAACCAGCCACGCCTGAGCCGGCAAATGCTGAAGGCGGCGGCGCTGAAGGTGATCGGCGGCAAGACTGCGCGCCAGTTGCGCCCGAACGACTACCTGGCAGCCGAGCGACGTGCGGGGCAGGAAGCCACGAAGGCGGCGGCGAAGGGTGACTATGCGGCGGCACTGAAGGCCAAGCGCCAGCAGGCGTTCAACGCGGTCCTATACGCCGAGGCGAAGGCCGCACAGAAATCGGCCAACCAGCAGATCGCCTATCTGAAAAAGGCCGGTACCGAGAAAACCCGCAAGCGTGTCGGCAAGTCGGGCAAGTCCTATGTGGAGGCATTGGATGCGCTAATGGAAGGCCATGAGCTGCGCGCGGTTTCCGGCACTGAGGTCGCCCGTCGTGACGCCCTGCGCGCTTGGGTGGCGCGGGTGCAGGAAGCCGGCAGCAATACGTCGGTGAGCGAGGAGCTGCTGGCCCGCGTGGAATCCGAGCGCGTCGTGAACGTGGCGGACCTAACTTTCGCGCAACTGGCTGACCTGCATGAGTCGGTCAAGAACCTGCTGCACCTGGCTCGCATGAAAAACCGGCTGGTGACAAAGCAGGGCGAAATTGCGTGGAAGGATGCCAAGAAGCAACTGGCTGAGCGCCTGGCCATGCAGGCACCGCGCGGCGACGGCGACGTGATCGGACCCGCTGACCGGACCGCGCTGCAGGCCATTGCCGAGCTGGGCCGTGGCGGTTCCAATTGGGTGCTGCAGCCGGAGACGATCATCGAATGGCTGGACGGCGGAACGTCCGGGCCGTGGCACGATATTCTGTGGGAGCCATCCGAGGACGTGGAGCATGTGCGCGAGGCGCTGCAGCGCAAGGTCGGCGCGCTGCTGAAGCAGGCGTTTGACGCCATCCCGAAGGCGGACCGTAAAGCGCTGGATGAAACCACGTCGTTCGCCTGGGCCAGCAAGCCGCTGTCCGGACATACGATCCTGGCGGCACTGTTCAATGCCGGCAATGAGGGCAACTACAAGAAACTGCTGGAAGGCGGGTTCGTCGATGGCGAACAAGTGAAGCAGTTCACTCCGGCGCAGTTGCAGGAAATGTTTGCGACGCTGACTGCATCGCAGGCCAATCTTGTGCAAGGCGTGTGGGATGCGGTGGATTCACTCTGGCCGGACATCGTGGCGCTGGAGGAGAAAATGAACGGGTTTGCGCCGCCCAAGATCGCGCCGCGCGGGTTCACGGTCCAGACCAAGGACGGCCCGGTGGAGCTGCGCGGCGGTTACTTCCCAATCAAGTACGATCCGCGTGGTTCCAAGGCCGGCGCGCTGGCCGACGACGAGCAGGCCAAGCGCGTGCTGGCTGGCCAGGGACCGATCCGCGCCACCACGTCGAAGGGTCACACGGTCAAGCGCACCGAGTTTACGGCACCGCTGCTGCTGGATTATCACCGCGTCCTGAGCCAACACCTTGACGGGGTGATGGGTGACATCGCCTATCGCCAGTTCTTGCCGCAGGTGTATCGCGTGCTGAACGACCCGGAACTGGCGCGCATGGTGCATGCACGTCTTGGGCCTGGTGCGATCAAGGCACTGAAGCAAGGCTTTGAGCGTGGCGCGGTAGGCGCGTTCCCGATGGCGGGGCCGCTGTTCGGCCCGTTCCAGAATGCGGCGGACAACACGCTGACAAACATTTCATCCGCTGCGCTGGGCCTGCGGGTGCCGCTGGCGCTGGCCAACACGATCACCGCGCCGATGCTGGCGACGGCGCGTGTGTCGCCCAAGTTCGTGGCCGCTGGATTCCTGGAGTATTACAAGAACCCGGTAGCGAACGCGCGCATGGTGCAAACCCTGTCGCCGATGATGCTGAAGCGCAGCGAGGCCCGATCCTTGGAGCTTCAGGCTGTGCTGGCGAACCTGCGCGGCAAGGTCGGATTCCGGAAGCAGATGATTGAACTGGCCATGTCGGTCCACCATTGGATCGTGCGGCTGGCGGAGAACGCCATCTGGATGGGTGCCTATAAGCAGGCCCAGGCTGGCGGTGCCGACACAACAGAGTCCATCCGCATGGCCGACAAGGCGATCCGGCAGACGCAGACCAAGCACACGGCGAAGGATGCGTCCCAAGCCGAAGGCAACCCGTACCTGCGCCCGCTAATGATGTTCGCCGGCCCGCTGGTGATCATCAACAACCGACTTCAGGAATCGGGGCTGCGTGGCCTGCGTGGCGACGTGACTACGCCGATCCAGGCGATAGGTGTGTGGCTGGCGATGGCGGCAGGTGGTGCCTGGGCGTTTGAGTTAATGATGGGGCGTGGTGCCGACGACGAGGACGACGACGGTGACGTGGGCGTGGATGACTGGGCGACGTGGGCGGCAAAGAAGCTGGCCCTGCTCCCGTTCTCGGCGTATCCGGTCCTGCGCGAGATAACGTCACGCATGGATTCCGGCTATGCCAGGCCGAACCCGTTGGTAGACGCTGGCAATCGCCTCTACGATTTCGGCAAAACGGCCTATGCGTCCGGCAGCGCGCTGTTCAATGAAGATGAGGAAGTGGATACGGCCAAGCTGGTCAAGGATGCCGCTGGTGCCGCTGGCGTGGCGGTGGGCGTCCCCAGCAATCAACTGGTCCGCACCGGCACATACCTAGTCGAAGTCTCCACGGGCGAGCATACGCCAGAGAACCCGGCTGCTGACGCGGTGTACCTGCTGCAAGGTCCGCCAAAAGATGAGTGACCCATTGGACCCGGTAATGCACACTATGGCGGGAAGCCGCCCACAACGAGGATAAGGCCGTGACCGTAGCAGTAGATGATCGTCGTAGGGAGTACCCCGGCAACGGAGTGACGACCGCGTTCAATGGCCCGATGGCGTACTCGGCGGATGTGGTGTTCGTGTACCTGGTCGATGACGTGACCCGCGCGGTGACGCCTGTGGCCACGTCCGGCTTTGACCTGCAGCGCGTCGGTCGCGAGGGAGGTACGCGGGTGGTCATGGTTGTGCCGCCTCCCGTTGGGCAAACGCTGTTGCTGCTGCGCAACGTTCCCTATTCGCAACTGACCGACATCACGAATCAGTCGGCTTTCAACGCGGATGTTCTGGAGCGCGGCCTGGACCTGTTGGGCATGCAAACCCAGCAGCTTGCGGACGGCATCAATCGTTCGTTGCGGGTTGCTGATACCGTCGTGGGGTTCTCCTCGGAATTGACGGACCCGATCCCGCTGTCACCTGTTGTGGTGAATGCAGCGGGCGATGGGTTTGAGTCCGGCTCTACCACGCTGACCGGTGACATGCTGTTGCGGCCCAACTTGGCGGCGTCTTCGGGTTCGTCACTGGTCGGATTCCTCCAATCCGGAACCGGCGCAGTCGACAGCACAGTGGAGCGCGAGCTGCGCATGGTTGTTCGTCCGCAGCAATATGGCGCGGTGGGCGATGGTGTTACCGACGATTCCGCCGCAATCATCCGCGCCATCACCTATTTGCAGACCAACATGGACAGCCGTGGCGGTGTCATTGATTTGGGGCGCGGCACGTTCAAGTGTGACGCCACGCTGGCCTTTACCGCGTATGCAGCGGGCCTTGTCCACAACATCACCCTGCGCGGCGATGGCCCCGGCTGCACGTCGCTGGACTTCTCGGGAGCGCCCGCGCTGTCTGATGGCGTGACGTTCAACAAGGGCGTGCATTTCGCTGTGGAGAACCTGACCATCGCCAACGCCAAGCGCGACGGCTTGGCTGTCAATGTGGGCGAAACTCCCGGCTCCGCAAACTACTGCTCGATGTTCACGCTACGCAATGTGCGCGTGCAGGGCAGCGGACGCGATGGTTTCAGGCTGGTGAATGCCTATCTCGGCACGATTGAGGATTGCTGGTCGAAGAACAACACGGAAAACGGGTTTAGCTTCGGCGGGTTTCACACGTCCATGCGGGTGTCGCGTTGCGAGGCGTCCGACAATGTGAAGATCGGCTTCTCTGTCAACGGCATGGTGTATTCGGCCTTCGACAACTGCGGATCGGACAACAACACCCTGCAAGGCTGGGCGATCTCCAACGTGCAGGGCTTGAAGGTAACGGCGTGCGGCGCTGAATCCAACGGGCGCGACGGCTGGCTGCTGTTCAGCAGCACGGCGTCTGCTGCGGGCTTGAACGCGCAAAGCTCGGACATTCACGGCTTGGTTCTGGATGGCTGCTATAGCCTGTCCAACAGCCTGACCAGCGCGGGAACGTATGCGACGTTCGTCAACGTCTCCACGGCCAACAGTCGCCCGATCAATTTCAAGGTGATTGGTGGTGCGGCCCATCCGGCAACCGTGTCGGACAAGGCGATGATCCTGGCTGGCACGTCCGGGGCCATCGTGTGCAGCAAGGATATGTTCTACGACGGCGCATTCACGGCGGCGGACTCCACCAGCGGCACGGTGGAGGTGCAGAACAAAACGGTGGAGGGTCGTCGCTGCCTGTTGACCAACAGTGCAACGCAGACCTTCACCACTGGCACCGAGGCGACCGTGCTATGGAACGCGACCCCGGTGGATAACGCCTTGGGCGCTACCGCATCCACGACGACCATCACCATTCCGCGTGGTGTGAACCGCGTGCGGGTGTCCGCTGGCGCGGCATGGACGAGCAACAGCACCGGCTACCGGAACCTAAAGGTGTTCAAGAACGCGGCGGGCGGATCGGGCCTGCCTAACCTGGTGCTGCAAGCAAACCTAATCTCCCAGCACTTTCTCTGCTCGCCGGTTATCCCGGTGGTCGCGGGCGACACCTTCCAGATTCAGGCGTCACAAACCAGCGGCGGCAATCTTGACCTGCTGTTCAGTGCGAGCAATTGGTTTTGCGTGGAGGCGATTGGCTAACCCCCAGCCGCGTCGATGGGTGGGGCGGGGAGTGGTTGCCAGTGGGTTGCTTTGACGCGGAACCCATCATGCCGACGCCAATACCCTTCCGTTTCGTCCGGACGAATCTTGATCACTTGGGCCTGTGCGGGCGCGTATCCAGCGCACACGCCGAACCCAAGCACCGCAGTCCCGTCCTTCGGCGCACTCTCAATCGGCCTCCACTCCACCGCCTCAGCGGCCTCGCGGAGAAGGGCGGCGGTCTGGTGGTCGAGGTAGGACAGCAACGGATCACTGAACTTTTCAGCCTCCGCCCTCAGCCTCTCGGGTAGGGTTGGGGTCATGGGGTTGGCTCCTTTTTCATCGCCTTGGCGAACACCGCCACGCGAAACTCACGGCACATGCGGTCAAGCGTTTCCGGTGGTAATTCGTGCAGGGCGAACGACGGCGCTTCCTTGAATCCGTTTTGTCTAGGTTGCGCGGGCATTTCCACGCTAACAAAGTTCGGCACGGTGAATGGGCGCAGCTTTAGTTCAATCGTACTCATCACTCACTCCTCGCCCTGGCTGGCGGATAGGGATTCGGTCTTTGCGAGCTGGTGCATTCGGTCAAGCATCGTCCAGCAGTTGCGCAGACCGTCCTCTGCAATCTTCATGGCGTCCTCCCCACCCATTGAGTACGCGACCCACTCCTTTTGGTGGTGACGCATGTCGTCGCACAGGCTGTCGAGTTCGGACTTCTTCTGTCTGACGTTCGCCGCCAGCTCCAACAATGAAAGGGCCATCACACACCCTCCGGCTTGGGGGCGGCTGCGATAAGGTCGGCGTAGCTGTCTGCGTACAGCGCGCCAGCCGTCAACATTTCGGGTGTGGGAATCCTCGGCACCACCACCCAATCCCCGCGCACGTCCGCTGCGGGTGGGTGGGTAGCTGTTATTTTGCGGATGGTGGCGATTGCTACAGCCAGCCCGACTACGATGGCATCGCTGTTAAATCTGCTCGCTGGCTGCGCGAATGCTTCAAGGCGCTTGACCTCATAGGCAACGTCCACAGCCTCCCCCTTGGTGCGCTCGGATATGGCGGCTTCAAGGGCATCGGCGGCTTCCCGAATGTTTGCCGTCACGCCATACATTCCCCAGCCCTCGCACCGGGTTGCCGCGTCACGAAGCTTTGCAATCTCTATCGCATTCGCATCCACACCCTCACTGGGCGATTGGTCTTTGGGGGTCATGCGAATCTCCCTGTCCCGGAATCTTCATCCGGAGTATCAAGCGGCCTAAGGAAAAAATTAGCTGGCTCACTACCCCCACTCACGTCAGGGTTCAGGGCTGTGGCTTCACGTTCTTCTCTGCGAACCGCATCGTTGACCATGTTCCATTGCCAAGGCGGCAATCGTTCTGAGGCCATCCGGCACCAGCGTGCGTTATGCGCCGCTTTCGCATCATCGACCTGCGCAGCGGGTGCGGTGTCCCCGCCCTGCGCGGACTGGAGTTGGCGGGCGGCTTTCTCGGCGTGACCGCGCTCGGTGTTGGTTATTTCGATCTGACTTGCGAGCGCGGTTTGTAGCAGTTGGATTGTGTCTGCCGCTTTTACGCAGGTCTCGTCTGGATAGCTTCCGTGCGGGTTATTTTCTTTGCGCGCACGCAAGCAACGCTTTAACGATGCGTAAGGATCAGCCGCATCCGCAACGGGCCTGTCGGTTGGGGTGTTCATCGTTTCGGCTCCTTCTGAAAGCCCTTGTTGCGGGTAAAAATCTGCGCCTGCTGCTGTACTACCAGCTCCACGGCGCGGCTCAATTCACGGAAGCCGCCCATCATTACGGCGTCGGCACAATGCTGTGCTGCCCACTCGCTAAACTCGCGGTACGTCATGTCCATCACTGAATCTTTCATGCCGCCCCCTTTCCCGCAGCGATGAGGGTGCGGAGTTCTGCGACGAAATCATGCACAGCCTCGTCCGCAAAATATCCTTCCGGATCGTTGTGCGATTCTGTCCACTTAACGCACAACCCCTCAACCCCAGCCACCAGGGCGGCGTGTTCTTTGCGGGAGGCGGTAAGTTGTGCGTCGCGTTCTTCCAGTGCGGCCTCACAGTGACAAAGCCGTTCGCGCAATTGGTCATATGCGAAATCTCGCAGGCCCAACTTCCCCCGCACCGCATCCAACTCCGCTTGCAGGGCGGCGTAGTCGTTGTAGCGCGTGATTACTTCGTCACGGTCACGGAAGTCCCACCCCGGCGTCACGCCAATTTCGCGCGCCTGTTCGTCGCCATCGAATAGCGCAAGCAGTCCCCCGCCCGTGTGACGCATACGTCGCTGCACTCCACCATCCTCGGCGGTCATGGGGACTTCTCCTGCGCGCCCAATAATGTGACGGCTGGGACGTTCCAGTTCGCGTGATATTCCTTCCCGCATTTCGGACAGGCGAAAGTCTGCCGCGCCATCATGGTGGTCGTTGGGCGGAATGGCTTTCCGCAAACACAGGTCACTTCCCACACGCTCGTCCTACGGTCTTCGGAGTGCGATTTCCATCGGAAGTTGATAACGTTCATGGTGTAAACCTCGTGCGCTCAAATACAAGGAAGTAGCTATGGAAGATGCGAGCGTGGCGCTGCGTTCCCTTCTGCGGCCCCGGCATCCGGTGCTTTGCTGCCAGCACGAACAGGTCGCGCAGCCTGAAGCCTTCAATGGATGCTTCCTCAATAACCATCGCGTGCGTGCAATGCATCTTGTGGTTATGGATGATGTCTTGACACTTGACCACGAAGATTCCTCCAGTTTCCAGCACCCGTGCAGCCTCCTTGATCGTGGCGCAGTAGTGCGTTTGCAGGTCGTTGTATGACCAGTAACCGCCGAACCGCGCCGTCATCTGCACCTTGCCTTCCTTGTGGTCGCGGCCTGCTTTCACGTAGGTAAGGAACGGCGGGTCAAACATGATGCTCTTGGCGTCACCCTTCGCAAGCGGCAGGTTTCCGGAGTCGGCAGCAATCACGCCATCGCTCAATGGCTGAATATCGAATTTCAATCTCGGCTCGGCGCGGCCCTTGTAGAAGCTACCGTTGCCATAGGTGACATCGCAGTCGAACCCATCGGGGCAATGCAGTGCTTGGATGGCGTCCAGAATCTCGGGCTGGGTGAAGTACAGCGAGCGCATTGCGTCAGTCACTTCCCCTCCCCAGCCTGCGCGGCGATGGCTGCGTCGAGGCGTGCTTGTTGTGCCAGATGAGTTTCGTACACAAGGCGAGTGCAGACTGACTTGACCTCGCCACGCTCACAGCGGTCAACGAACCACTGCATTAGTTTCAGCGAATCATCCAGTCTGTCGCGCAATTCCCCATCCCCGCCATCTGCCGGTTGGTGGCGGGTGTTCCATGCGGTGATGGCTTCCTCTTCTGTCTCGGAATAGCCCATCGTCGCAGTGCATCCATCGCACTGAACGGCATACCTTCCCTCATCATCGTTAGACACAACATGCACCACATTCTCGATTGGCGAATGGTGCGTACAGCCGCAGAAGGGGCAATTCAACAACTCCTCCCGCCCGCTCATTTCGTGGCTCCGGTGCGGGTGAGGGCGGCGCGGCGTCTGGCTGCTGCACGGTCATATGCGTGCTGTGCGCTCGCCTGTTCGCGGAAAGCATCGTCACCGGGGCGAGTGCTGGCCCTGACCTCGTTGTTGGCTTTAATCAGACGGGCTATGCAATAGTCGAAAGACTTGTCCGCCTCCATCAGCTCCACGACTGCATCAATGGCTGAATCGCATTCCTCTATGGTCGGATACGCGCCTAACGTTGCGTGGTGAGCCATGGTGAAGCGCCGCATAACAGCCAGCACATCTATCGGCTCCGCGTGGGCGGTTGGGGTGGTCATGCGCGCTCTCCCTGAGCTTCTGCGTTCCACATATCCATCTCCTCGTCCGCTGCACGTTCAGGTGAAAGCCAGTGATCCATCTCGCTGCCGTTGGTCAACTCCTCCAGGTCGGCGCATGCGTCCGCTGCCGCTGCTGCCTCGCCAATGTCCAGCTTCGCCTTGTCGATGAAGCGATTTGCGCACTTGCCCAGCCATGTTTTCTTGTTCACAGTTTTACTCCTGCTGGTTCGATGAAAGATTCGTCATTGAACAGGGTGAAGTCGGTAAGCAGGTACATGCTGGTATCGCCATCGGACCAGTTGACCACAATGTATTTTCCGCCCTTGCTAACGCTCCAGCATCCGGACAACAGGCTACCGCCACCAGTACGGGACAGAACTACCAGCCAGTCCTTGCTGCAGTTGCCGCGCTGATCGGTGAGGACGATTTCGCCGCCCGCTTCGTTCGACACGAAAGCGAACTCCTCGGCCTTGGCCTTGTTGGAGTAGCTGAGTGCTGCCAGCCCAAGCATCAGGAACATAAGTCCCTGGCAGGCCAACTTGAATGTAATTACTTTGCGCATCGTAGGCTCTCGGTTTGGGGTGTGTAATTGATAGAACGCAGGGGCGGCAGAGAACCGGCCAGCCCAGCGTGGATTAGCCGCGAGCGTGCTTGCGGATGTTGTTGCGCTTGCGGGCCAGTCGCTTGCTGCGGGCGACTGCGCCGCGTCCTGCTCCGCCATTGGCTGTGCTGCGCGGGTTGCTTCCGTAGCGTTGGCCGAAGGTGGACGGCGGTGCGGACTGCGCCAGATGGTTCAAGATGGACATGCCGGCACCAGCAACGCCTGCAAACATGGCGCGAAGGGCTACAGCGAGGGAGACTCTACGGTTTTGCATGGTGGGTTCCTTGGTTGGTTAAAACGGAATGTCATCGTCGGCGAAGTCGTCCAGCGGGTCGGCTGCAGGGTTCGCTGGTGCCTGCCTACGGGGCTGTTCGGTGCGCGGCGCGCGTTCGCCGGCTGGCTTGTCGCCCAGCATGCGCATCTGATCGGCCAGGATTTCACTGGTGTAGTGCTTCACCCCGTCCTTCTCGTAGCTGTCGTTATGGATGCGGCCTTGGATGAATACCTTGGAACCTTTCTTCAGGTACTCGCCGCAGATTTCCGCCAGCTTGCCGAACGCGGTGACGCGGTGCCAGGTGGTGACTTCCTCGCCCTTGCGCTTCTCGCTGGTGGCAACGGACAGCTTGCACACGGCGGTGCCGGATTGTGTGTACTTCACATCCGGGTCATTGCCTAGGTTGCCGACTAGTGTTGCTTGGTTGAAGCTCATGCTTTGCTCCCGTAGCGCGCGATCAGCGCATCCATTTCGCGAATGAATTGTGTCAGTGAGTTATTCAGCGATGACAGATAGGCGTTGTCACGCTGCACGCGAATCTCAAACAGCGGCAGGCCGGGCCAGTAGCTAATAAAGTCGCACCACAATCTGCCGGTAACAAGCATCTGGCCCTGCACCTGGGCGACGTGTTCGGATGGAAGCGTGCCAGCCTCCAGCAGTTCAATCTGCAAGTGCGGCAGCTTGGTCTTGATTTCCAGCAGGCCATGTTCGCCTATCAGTGAGTCGGGGCTGGCACCGATCCTGCCACGCCGAACGAAACCAACTTGCGTGACTTCCTCGCTGCAGCCCGATGCGTACAGACTGCGCGCCTCGTCCTCCAGCGCATGCCCGCGCTCGGTGTGTTCGTTGCCGCCCCATCCGGGGACTGGCTTCCCGGTGATGACTTCGGTGGCCAGCGTGCGCAGCAGCTTCGTCCTGGTCTTGCTCTCGCCACCTCCGCGACCGCTGGCCAGCACGTCGGAGAAACAGGACGCGGTGACGATGCCGGCGCGCGCCGCGAACCACTCGGGGCTTCCCTGCGGACAGTCCTCACTGTTGAATACTTCGATTGCATCAAGCGACATTGGTGCCATCCTTTGCGAGTTTCTTCTCGCGCATCTGCTTCAGTTGGTTGTGGACCGCGTTGTAGGTATCGGCGGGAATCTCGGACAGCTTCTCTACGGGCATCTTGGCGGCGTTGCTGATCCACTTGTAGAACGCTTCCTTGTTCACCACATAGGCGTCCATCAGGTCGCGAAGGATCACTTCCTGCTCCTCGGTGATGAAGGACAGTTCCGGCACCGGCTCGCTGGTGCGGCCATCGTCGTCATCGCCGCCCGTCGCCATGCCGGTGGCAGCCAGCAACGTGTAGCGCTCCAGGTAGGACTTCGTGGAACCGATGGACTGGATAGTGTTCTTGCCGCCAGAGTCATCTGCCGGTGCAGTCATCTGCACGGTTTCGGAGTGGCCTCCTGCATGCGTGACGATGCACGTCACGGTGATGCCCTTGTCCTGGCTGATCGTCCAGCGGTGCGACAGTCCGTGCTTGGCCATCATCGGCACCACGACGGCGGTGATGTCGGACAATTCGGCGTGCTTGTATTCGGTTTTGCCTTTCGACGTGGTGAACGAAACCTGCTTGTTCTTTCCGATCACCATAGGCTCGGCCTTGAACGCAGCCATCGCGGCCACGAACGCCTTGCGGGCTTGCTCGCCATCCCAGCGCATTTGCAGGTCCAGCAGTTTGTCGAGTTGGTCAACCTTGCCCAGCGCAAGCGCTTGCTGGGCCATTGCCATGTACGGGTTATCCGTTGCGACCATCGCGGTCTGTTGCTGCGCGACTGGCATTTGATCCAGAACTTCGCCTTCGTGGATTGTTGTTTCGGTAGTCATTGGGCATTTGCCTCGGTTGTGGTGTTACTTGTAGAACGGAAGGGGTGGGCGGAAGCGGTCAACCTTGCGACTCCGGTTTGTCGTTGGCCAGTGCGGCGCGGCACATATCCACCAGTTCATCGGGGACCATGTAACCCTCTGCGCCATCTTTTTCGATCCAAGCCAGCACGGCCTCCACGGCTTCGCGCAGCGTGGCGTTTTCTGTGCGGGCGCGGCGGGCGTCTTCTTCGGCTGCCTGCCGATCCGCTTCAGCTTGCTGGCGTTCTGCTTCGGCCTGACGGTCACGCTCGGCCTGTGCCTCGGCTTCGCGCTGTGCGGTCGCCTGACGCTCGGCCTCGGCTTCCCGCTCCCCTCGGGCGCGCTCGTCGGCGGCTGCCTGCTCCTGCGCGTCCAGCTCGGCCTGCCGGGCATCCTGCTCGGCTTTGACCCGGTCACGCTCGGCCTGGTCGGCAGCATCACGCTCGGCGCGCTTGCGGTCCTCCTCGGCCTGACGTTCGGCCCGCTCGGCGTCCTCCTTTGCTTGGTCCTGCCGGCGCTGCTCGGCCTCGGCCTCGACTAACCGGTTGCGCTCGGCCAGTTCTGCGGCCCGCTCGTCCAGGTTGCGGCGCTCGGCCAGCATGCGGTTCAGCACGGTCAAGGATTCGTCCTTGGCCTGCTGCGCGGTCGGGAGATGCACGTCGTCGAACTGCTCCAGCGTGTTCGATGACAGTACGGCGATGGCCAACTCCAGTTGCACGGCGGTGGAGCCAAGGGCGGACAACGGCCAGCGCTGCAGGGCGCTGATTTCGGCAGTGATCGCGGCCAGCCGTTGCTGCTCCTCGCGCTCGCGTTCGGCACGGGCCTCGGCCTTGCGGGTTTCCTCGGCCTTGATCTGCTCGTCGATGGGGTCTTCCAGCGCTTCGATCTTGGCGGTGATTTCGCCGGCACGGGTGTTGCGTGCCTTGATCCTGGCCTGGTCGTCCTCGTTCAATTGCTTGCGCATCTTGTCCAGATTCACGCGAAGGCTGCGCAGCTCGGCGCGGTCCTTCTTGGCTTCGTCCATCCCCTTCACGGTGGCGATGTCATAAACGCGATCCTTCAGCCGGTCCTGCAGCAGCGCCAGCGCTTCGTCGGTGCGATTGAACAGGGCAAGGCCGGTGGCTTCTTCGGTCTGATCGGTGGTGGTTTCTTCTGTCACGTCGGTTCCTTGGTGGAAGGATGCCGGGGTTCCGCCCGGCGCGGGGTCGCTTACGGCGTGAACTTGCCGATGGTCATGGGGACATCAGACAGTTCCCGCAGAAGCACGGACTTGAACTCCTGCTGGATGTCTTCTTTCAACTGCTCGCCCTGGATGATGCGAAGCTGCAGCATCGGAACGCGGTGGCCCGTCTTGATAGACAAACGCAAAAGCACGTTGCGTTCGGACAGCCCAAGGTGCGGAGTGACGAGGAACCGGAACCCTGCCGGCAGGCCCATGTCGCTCGTGGCTTCCACGGAATCCAGACGGGACTGCGCTTTAGCGAAGTTGTTTTCCACGGTTTCCGTGGTGGACCCTTCCGCTATCTTGATCCTGCGAATAGCCGACACGGCCCACGACAATTTGCCATCGGTAAAGCTGCCGTCCACGCCTTCGGAAAACGGCACAATCAAGTGTTGCCAGTCTTCCAGGAAGTCGATCAGTTCGCTTTGCGTCATGGCATGGTGCGCCGAGTCCAACAGTGCCGTGAATGGAACCGTGCGCTCCAGCTCCAGCATTGCCCGGTGGTCCGCGTGTCCTGCGTCCTCGGCGTCGCCAAGATTGAAAAACACGGTGGCCTGCGCCTTGTTGTCGCTGACAAACCCTTGCGCGTTCTTGTTGGCCTTGACGTACTGCACGAAGTCCGCCAGCGACGTGGTGGACAGCACGCCACGGAATCGCCTGCGTCCTGGGTCGTACTCCTCCAAGTCAACGAAGGTGTAACCGTTCGGAAGTGCCGCAATCCGGCTTTCGTATCCAGCAGGAACGCGCTTGCCGTTCGCATCAACGGCGGTGTTTTGTATGAGTTTCAGTGCGTCGCCGTCCATTACGCTTCACTCCCTTCGGTCTTGAACATATCGCGGTTGGTGTTCGGCAGCAGGGTCAATGCACCACGGCCTCCGACATACAGCGCGCTGCTGGTCTTGTGGTCTTCGCTGCGGCTGCCGCGATGGGTCGGCTGGCTGAAGTCAACGGTGTGGTCTACCGCCACCTGGTCCGACTCGCCCACGCGCTTCATGGTGAAAGTAAGCGTGACCTTGCCTTGCTTTCCGGTGGTGACGACGCCAAGCGCCGTATCGGACAGCGCCATTTCCAGGCGCTTGACCAACGTGCCGGCGTCCAGTTCTTCAATCAATTCCGCGAAGTCGGTCAGTTGTCGCTGCTCTACGCTTCGTTCTCTGCTCATTGGTAAATCCTTTGGTTGGTGGGACTACGGGGTGGAACGCTTAAAAAAGGAAAGGATGCTGGCCGGCTTACGCTCGCGTGCCAGTTGTTGCTCGTGCCAGGCCACGACGGTGGCAGCCTGTTCGGGCGGAAGCATCGGACCCGCCTTGCCGTCCAACGTGAGGATGGACTGAGCGCGCGCAATGGTGGTCGCGTCCAGTGCGTTATTCGGTTGCGCCAGCGTGCGCCACGGTGCTTGTGCGTAAGCCATCACGGCTGCCCTCCAAAGATGGAGTAGAGGAGGAGCGAATAAAACAATCCTCCGACCAATGCGCCTATCGCTGTGACTGTCCAGCGCTCCCTGCGAGCGGCTTTATCGAACGCGCGTCGATGTTCCGATTCCTGCGCTCCCTGTCCAGTTCCAGCTCCTTCCGGTACTGCGCCAGCTCTCGGGGCGTGGCAGCCTGGATATAGGCGAACGCCATGATCGTCGTACCAGCCCAAGGGATAAGTGCGAGCATTTCGTGTTCCTTTCAGTCGGGGGATTTTCATGCGCCCATCCTCGGCAGCGGAATCGCCATGATCGCCTCGTTAAACTGGCGCTGTATTTCCTCGGCGGTCTGCGGGACCAGTGGGGCAGGCATCGGACGCCCTGCATAGCGGTGCATCTGCACGGCCAGTCCATGCTCCACGAACGCTAGGTAATGCTTCGGGCCATCCAGTTGCGGCCACGCTGCAACATTTGCGCGGGCGTAGCGGCGATAACCCAAGTGCGATTCAATGATCCGGCGACGGCCTGCGAATACGTTGATTAGGTCGCTCATTCCGCGATCCTCGAAATCGATGTGCGCTTGTGCTTCATGGTGACTCCTGGCCGTGGCTCGGTTGTGGTTGTATTTGTTGAAACGAACCTTACGCCCACTTCCGGCCAGTGTCAACACCCTATTGCGCAATAGTTTATGGCGCTGTATGGTGGCGGCGTCCCAACTGGAGCGACCCATGAAAAATAAGACTTACGACCGCGCCCAGGCCATGCTGGAAAAGGTACGCAAAGAGCGTGCAAAAGCCATCATGCGCCGCGTCGCAAAGAACGAAACCATCGCAGACATCGCCCGCGATCTTGGCGTGAGCCGGCAGCGCGTGAGCGCCATTGTCCAAGCCGAACGGGCGAAGGCGGGCGCATGAACCAGCTCGACATATTCATGCCGCCAGTCGAGGCATTGCTGGCCCAGCACGCGGCCAGGTTCAGGGATGACTTCCCTGGCTGGCTGGCTGACAACTTCCATATCTACGCGCGCTTCGTGCAGGAAACCAACAAGGTCCGGCTGCGTGGCCGCAAGCACTACTCCGCCCGGACCATCATTGAGTTCCTGCGCCACGAGTCGGGCCTGACGGAAGCGACCGGGCCGTGGAAGATCAACGGGAACTACATTCCCGACATGGCCAGGCTGTACGTCCTGCAGCATCCGGATGCTGAGGGGTTCTTTGAGATGCGCGTGCAATACGAATCCAAGCGGGTGGCGTGATGGCCGAAACCTTTACCAAGCTGTTTGGAAGCATCGTCGCTTCGACCGTGTGGCAGGAGCCGGCAGGCACGCGCCTTACCTGGATCACCATGCTGGCTATGGCCGACAAGAACGGGATAGTTGAGGCATCCGTGCCGGGCCTGGCTAACATCGCGAACGTCACCGTGGATGAATGCGACCGGGCCATCCAGTCGTTCCTTGCACCAGACAAGTGGAGCCGAACCCCTGACCATGAGGGGCGGCGCATCGAAGCTGTGTATGGAGGCTGGCGGCTGCTCAATCACGGGCTTTACCGGGCCAAGGCTGATTCCGAGGATCGGGCCGAGTACAAGCGGGAGTGGGACCGGAAGAACCGGAAGAAGGCATCCGACACTAAATCCGACATTTCCGACGGCTGCCCGACAATCACCGACAATGACGGACACGATACGACAAAACTGGCACAAGCAGATGCAGATGCAGATGCAGTAAAAGCTCAAGAGCATGTGCAGCAAGCTGCACGCGAGCGCATGCCCAAAGGGGCAAAAGGCACCAGCGAACACTTCAACCGCGTGTGGGCCGTCTATCCAGTCAAGAAGGGGAAGGCGGATGCGGAGCGGCACTGGAAGACGCACAAGCTGGACCCAATGGCGGACACGATCATTGCTCACATCCGGAAGATGGAAACAGAAGATGAACAATGGAAGCAGGGATTTATCCCGCACGGCAGCACTTACTTCTGCGGCAAGCGATGGGAAGACGAGCCAAGCGGGCCGACCAGTGATGCGAAGCCTCACGCCAAGCCGCCAGCCCCGGAAACCTTCGGTGCCGCTGCTGCGCTGAAGACGACCGAGACACCGCTGGAGCGTGACCTAGCTTATGCCCGCCAGCGCTTCGACCGTGGCGAGTTCGATTCGGAAGACGACTACCGCGCCCATGTTCGGAAGATTCGGGCGGAGTACGAGGCGTGATCGTGGTGGATGACCCGGCTGCCTTCGCTGGCTGGGGCTGGAAGCCCTGGCGCCGACGAACGTGCGCTGTCCGTCGCCGGCAGATAGTCGGCGCGCTGGTGGCCTCGCCCGCGCTGCTATCGCTGACCCCTTCGCTGTTGTTCAAAGACATCATGGAAAAATATGGATGCTCAAAACGCCAAGCCTACCGCTGCATCTACGATGCCCGAGAGGCCAAAAAAGAAGCCGGCACGCCGCTACATTTACATGCGCTGGCGCACGATGATCGACCCGAGAACGGGCGAGGAAGTCCGCGCGCTGGTGGCGTCCAGCCAAACGGATAGAAATATCCTGAAGGGCCGCAAGTTCCCGGCTGACGGTCGCGTGCGAGTCGAGATTAAAAACCCGCGCAACGAAGGTTTCCATCGGCTTGTCCACCAGTTTGGTTTGTTCCATTAGATCCAACACTAGTTGCTCCACCTCCACCTCCCCCAGAACTATCATCTGTTACTCCAGTACCATAACCATTTCCACCATTACTTCCCTGACTTCCAGTTCCTCCAGTTCCAACAGAACCATCATTTTTTGCTGAAGCTCCACCTCCACATCCACCATTAAGACCATTGGTTGCAGTATTGAGTCCACCAGCCCCTCCTCCTCCACCAGTAGCAGTAATTCCTAAACCAGAACTATCTCCTCCATTGGAAACATACGAGCAGATGCTAAATTCCCTACTCTGACTATTGGTGCGCCCGTTTATGCTGGAGAAACCGCTGGGGCTGTTCAAACAGCGATACCAACTGGGGCAGATGGAGTTATAAGGCGTTTAGGTTTTGCTTTAACAGCAGATTC